CGGTGCGGAGTTTTCCGCGACCCAATAGGTATTTGCTGCCGCCGTTTTTCGTGGGATCGCGACGTTGCCCTGCAGTCCGGTCAGGAAAGTCGCACCGACTTCGTTAAGTACCAGTTTGTTTCGCAAGACATCGACGAACGAGGCTGCGAGCAGATCGGTGGCGACCGTATTGCCAGCCTTTGCCGTACCCGACGCTGTTGAGGTCGTGAGGTCTCGCATGGAAAGACCGTCAGGAACAAACAAACCGCGAGCGACTCGTCCGGTTCGGCGAGCGATCTCGCTAGAGACCTCACGCTCAAGTCCACCATCGAACTTTTGCGGCTCGGCCATGGACATGATTGCCTTCAAAACGGAGTAGCGTTTTTGCTCCCTTCGGTCGAGACCGAGATCAGCCAGCGTTAGCGGCCCTTTCTGGTGCTTGGTGAAAAGAAGCCCCCGGAATTGTTCGAGCGGCGTTCCCGCTTGGATCGCTCGGTCTGCGAGAGGCTGTTCGCCGTATCTAGTGCCGAGATCAAGAATTGAACTAATCCGATCACGCTCGGCGCGTAAGGATGCGTCATTAAAATTAGGCATGAGAAAAACTCCTCAAAAAGGTTGATGTCCGGCTGGTGCCGGTTCCTTGTCGAGGATTCGCTGACGCTCGGTACCACCCGAGGCGCTGTTGAATCGAACCTTTTCGCAGAGCCACCCGCCAAGGTGGCTTTGTCGCTTCCGTCCCCGGAAACCGAGCGAAAGGTTGACGTATGGATTATAGATGAAATCGATCATAAAGGCGAATTCGATAGATCAGGGGTTTCCTCATTTTTGGGTTCGCCAGCGAGTTCAGTTAACGCTTCGTCGATCTCATCGAGGAGCAGCCTCGCGATCTCTGGGGCTGACTTCTTAACCGCAATTTGTGCAGCGACCCGGTGAGGTATTGAGCGGAGCCTTAACCGTGCGCGAGCAATGTGATCGCTCCAAGCCTTAACAACCTCCTCAGCCTCCAGCAGTTCGCCGCGCCGAACCGCGAGATCGAGTTCGGCTTTCTCGGCCTGTGCGGAGTGCAGCCGTTCACGCTGCGAGGTAAAGTCTTTTCGATAACGCCATTCGATCAGCGTTCGAGCGTTGTAGGTGCCGTCCTCGGCGCGTGGAGCATCCATGTCGCGTAATGCGCGGGGAGTGACTCCGATCAGCCAAGCGGCCTCCTGCTGCGTCAGGCGTTTTACGTCACTCACGGAAGGAACCTCGGTGTTGCTGGCGCTGGGAGATGCGCGGGATTCGAACGACCCCTTGATTAACCTTTGCTACTGGGACCCGCTCCTCGGAAAAGACCCTCACGTATATCGCTCGCAGAGGCCGTCTCGGCGCATCACGATCAAACTGTCCTCGGCTCACGTAATCCTCGAAAACGGCACAGGCGCGGTGCTGAGTGCGGCATAGGCGACTGAAGCCGCAGACATCACATGGCGCTGCCTCTATTAGCGTCCGAATAGCGTCCGATCCGTCCGGTGTCATAGACACACCGGACGTTCCGTGACGGTGACCGGAGTACGAAACGTGACGTTTCGGACGTTTCGGACGGTCATAGAACACCTCGATTGATCGAATGGCCGCCGATGCTCACGGTGAGCAAACCAGAACGGACGAGAAAATTGACCGTCTCAAGACGGCGCTGTCGATTGACTATTTGGTGCCGTCGCAAAAGGTCGGTTAAAGCAACTGTGCTTATAAACGGGTCGTCGTTAGCCGCAGCCCATTCCCGCAGCGCCGCAACCGCCACGCTTTGATTCTTGCCGAGGCCGGCAAGGCGCTTCGTCGGAGGTGCGTCCAGATGCTCCACCACGATCGACGTGACGTTCTCGCCGTGCTGATTTTTTCCGATCGTAGTCGGTGTGAGATTCACGCCGAACGAATCCATTGGCGCGTAGTCGCGCTGTTTCGTCGTGCTGACGGTACGGGGATTGGTCGCGCCTTCAACGAGGAGTTCGGTGTCCAGCGCGGCACGGAGAGAGGAATGACCGCGCGCGCCTCGGGTAGAGTCTTTACCGACATGGTGAATCAAAACCACGGTCGCCTTGGTTTCCGTTCGGATAAGGTCAAGGTGTCGAATTAAGCGCGACATATCGACCGCGCTGTTTTCGTCGCCACCGCCAAAAACGCGATTGAGCGTGTCAATGACGACCATGCCGACCTTTTTCCCCGTCATTCCTTGCAGGGTCGCGGCTGCTGCGATCACACGGCCAACGTCGGTACGGTTTTGGCAGAGATCGAGCGATTCGGTCACGACGCCGAGCGGCGCGTCAGGAGTGAGGCGATTGGTTTTTAACAAGGCGGCGACACGGTTGCGAAACCCGTTTGCGCCTTCGCACGCGAGATAAAGCACCGCGCTTTGCGCCACGCGTCGGTCACGGAACGGCTGACCCGTGGCAACGCACGCCGCAAGATCAAGCGCGATTGCGGATTTTCCCGAATTCGAGGGGCCAAGAATCGCGACGAGCGTCTCCTTCCCAAGTAAGCCGGCGACCAGCCCGTCGTCATCTAAACGAGGCTCGATGTCGCTCGGCAGTGCGACGCGCAGCGCCATGCGATCGAGGGATTCTGCTAACGACTCAGCGGACATCGCGCACGACGCTTTTAAGGTGGTTCAGCCGGGATGCGGCTTTAATCAATCGCTCTTGCGCAAGCGGTGAGAACTCGCGATCTTTACTCGCATCGCTCGCAAGCACGGCGAGCGTGTTTGCCTCTCGCGTGATGAGATCGAGGACGTCGTCTGCTCGAAATGGAGATCGTGCAAGCGGCTTAAACTCCCCGACGGGCCGGTCGTAGAGATCACTGAACGTGAGGCCGACTGAGGATAGAACAGCCTCAGAGCCGCAGCCGGCAAAGCAGTGGAGCAGGACGCGACTGTCTCGCTCGGCAATCGCGAGCGATAGGCTTTGGGAGTCGTGTCCGGGGCATCGCGCACGCCATTTGTCCGGGCCGACCTCACGAACGCCCGTGAGCCGGTCAAGCAGCCGATCGACAGGTCTCACGGCTGCGCCTTGCGAGCCATTCGCTCTTGAGCAAACGCAATGGAATCCGCAGGAAAGCGGACGCGCGCTTGCTGGGCAGTGCCGAGTTTGATCGGAGAGGGTAGAAGTCCTTGCGCGACCCAACTATCGATGGTTCGTTCGCTGACGCGAAAGGCGGTCGCGACTTCTTTCTTTGTGAGCATCTGGGCAATCTCCTTGCTGGAAACTGCCCGAGATTTTCAGCCCGCATGGTCGCCGAAAATAGACGGAAAAAATTGTTTTTATTTTTTCCTGTTTTTACTCTCTGTTTTAATTCGATTTTCGACACACCTATCAAAAACCATGTTCGCCAACTCCCGCAACCCGTAATCAGATCCTCGTTTGTGTGAACGAAAACCCTCGATTTTCGCGCGTGCTTCTTTCCTATGCGGCGCTATGGTTTTCCGAGTGGTGTCCTCACCGCCCAATCGCCAATCTCGACTGACATACCGAGCGACATATTTTTCGCCACGCGCTTTTCGCAGTTCAAAATCGACGGCGATCCAGTAATCGCGATTGGCTTTTGATGGTGCGCCGCGACTTTTCGGATATCGCAAGTGCGCCGGAATCTCTTCCCCGCGAATTAGCAGGGACTCAAGGAGTCGCGCGATTTCGAGAAATTGGTATCTGTTTAACGTCTCGGGGAGTTGCCGCCCCTGTCCGATGGCGTAGCACTGAGAAATCAGTTCATGGTACGGCGCAAGAATCAACAAATGAGCCTGTTCCGGCGTCAGTGTAGAGGTCGGCTTTGTTTTTGACGGAGTCCGCTTTGTTTTCATTTCGTGAGTTCCATTAAGTGATCGGCCCATCGATCAAGCGCATTGGCCATTTCTGCGTTGTAGCCATATCGGTTATAAACAGCGACCATTCGATCACCCACGACGTGATTGAGAATTCGCTCTGCGACGACATCCGTGATGCCAAGCGAGGCCATACCCGTTCGCGCGGTTCGTCGCAGATCGTGTGGGGTCCAGTCCGCATCAAGCGCGAGATGATCCCGTATGCGTCGGGCCGCCTTGGAAATGGTTCGGTCCCGGTCTACCGCGTCGCCTTTACGATCGACGGAGTTTGGGAGCCAAAAGTCAGATCGACCCGAGTAGTCACGCAGTTCGTCAAGTAACTTCAGCGCGAGCGGGGAGAGCGGCACAACATGCGGTTCGCTGTTTTTTGTTTCGGGGATTCGCCACGCCTTTCGTCGTTGCCGGACACCCGAGGGGTCGACGAGGTCGATCTCGATGATGTCGTCCCACCTCGCGGCTGCGATCTCGCCGCGTCGCTGCGCCGTGACTAGGAGCAGTTTGATCGCAAGGGCGAGGGGACGTGTGATGCCTTTACCGCGTTTGCCGTCTGGAGTGAGAGCATCGAGTCCCTTCCACAGCCGGTTGATTTCGTCATCCGACAGCACCCGCGTGCGCGGCTTTTCTTCACCGCCGGGTCGCTCGCGAGGGAATCCCGGCGCGGTTTCGATGAGGTCGCGATCAACCGCCACCGAAAACATCTGCCGCATCAAAGAATGCACGCGGTTTGCGACGACTTTAGAACCTCGGGCGACGATCGCATCTGTCACGCGCACGAGGTCGCGCTTGCGGACTTCTGCCGCCGGAAGGTCGCCGATCTCGGGCAGGACGTTTGCCTCAAGCAGTTGCCGCGCGGCCTCGGGGCGTTTGCGCCGCCGTCGAAGCACGGCGACGAATTCCCGTGCGACGTCGTTGACGGTGGGGCCGCTGCGTTCCGGACGTGCGGAAGGGGGGAGGCGTTCCAGCCGCCGAAACTCCAAATGCTTCGCCGGGTCGCCGCCGGCTTTCACGATCGCGGCGAGTTCCGCATGGAGAAGTCGCACCGCAGCCACGGAGAGATCAGGGAACACGCCAAGGGTGATGACTCTCGACTTCCCCTTGATCGCCACCCTCCACCGCCACGTCCTGACCGTCTGACCTCGGGCCTCGGCGACCCGCATGATGAGACCAGGAACGCCGGCGATCGAGACGTCCCGCCGACCGCCGTTTGGCGGTGTTAGGGCGAGGACTGCCTTTTGATTAAGCCGCATCGCATAATCCCCCGAGTTGTTCGGTACTCACGACCCCTTTCTTTTTCCGCAAGGGGTCATTGAAGTTGTCCCCAAAATGCCAATCTGGGGACAGTTTGCGACTTTCTGATCGATTCTGGAAGGGGTGAGAAGGAGTGACGAAAAACGAATGAAAACAGTGAGATATAGAATTTCACCGCGAATCGCTTCCGGAGGCTTTTCGTGGTCTTAATCGCATGGGGTGCAAGGGGTCCCGAGTTCAAATCTCGGCGTCCCGACCATTTTAATCAAGGACTTACGCTAATTTCGGCTTGCGATAAATCTGCATGATCTGATTTTGGGGACGATTTTAGGGACACCTTTTTCTCAAAAGGGGGATGTTCAAGATGCAGAAACTTCTGTTTGTCCTTCTTATCTCTGGGGCGTGGCTCGATAGTCACGCGCAGTCGCTACCCCAGTGTCCCGAGGAAAAACCACCAATCACATGGAGCAAAAGTCAGCGGTTACCGAGCATCGAGGTGCTAGAGGCGGACGGCCAGCCCTGTCAGGCGTTTGTCGCGAAGGATCAAACAAAGAACCCTAGAAACGGATCAGCAACACAGAGTTGATCCCCAAATTCTCTTACTGGGAGAAGCGATTGAACGGCCCAACTGACAATCCTTTCGGTACAGCCGAATCTCGAAGCGTCCACCGGGGGGCGTTTTTCCGGTTCGCTTCTCCGATTGATATTCATGAGTTCTACAAAAAGCGATCACGACCCGACCCGAAGGCCGGCTTTTACGCCCGATATAGAGACGACCGGATATACGATGACTCTGAAGTCATTTTGATCGATCGTAATGATCCGTTTATTGATACCACGCTCGCTCTTTGGGGCGAGCAAGAAGACTCACTTCGCCGAATTTACCTTCGATGGTTCCCGGAAAATTGCACTTGGCCACCGACACCGGGGACAACCGAACATGGAATTCTTCATTCCCTGCTATCGAACCGTCACCATCCGCTAACCAAAATTCTCAGAGACCAAGACCCGGAAAACCTCCTAGAGGTTGTGCTTGAGCGTCTTAAAAATAACGAACCGCCAAAAGAGAATCCGCAATTACTAACTGATAGTCGATTAGCCAGCGCACTCGAGTGGCCAGACCTCACATATTTACTTGCAGTCTGCCTAAACCCCGCGAGCCTTAGAAAAGAACTAAGTCGATTCTCTGAGCCGGACTCGCCATACAGAGGCATCTCACCCGAAGCCCAAGCGCGATGCGTGCAGTATTTCGCTAAAAACGAGCGATTTCTACGTATTCGAAACGACTCCGATCATGATCCAGATTTTGATCACGGCTTGGTTCACAAGGATTTCATTAGGGCGGTCTCGATAGTTCCGAAACTCGCCGATACAGCACCATTTGTTTTCATTGCGTTAGAGTGGCTGCCCATTTACGCCACCAAAGACTCTTGGACGAGTGACGAGGCTGAGAAAGCCGTTGCTGCATGGAACGTTGATCTGGCATTGGACGAAAAGGAACGAGATTATTGGGGGCATCAAGATCTTGGTGATGATCTAACCCCCACGGAAGCGATTAGGTTTCACATATGGCGCCACTATCCAGATTCGAAGAATTTTTCGGCAGACGATCCCGATAAGGTTCGACGACTAGCCTTTTACGCTACTGCGAGAGTGGCAAGAAAAAACCAAGGAACTGATGATAAAAACGTATTACGTTATGAGGATATCTTCAATTACGCTCTTCGCGACGGGCTAAACTTTAAATTTGCTATCTCGTTTAATCAGAATGTTTTGTGCGATGAATCAGAGGATGGTGATGCTTTCTCAGCAGCGATTCGCGAGGTTCTTCCCCACCCAAGCGAAAAGCGCGCAGAGGACTTATCGTACATAAGGCAACGGATTATTCACGAAGAAAAAACCTTCGTCGCTGAGGACAGAAGGCATTGGGAAGAACGCTTGCGGAGAGATGATGATTCCGACGCGTCATCTCCGAAAGACGGTTCAATCAGTTCGGTAGATCGTAAGGTGTCCCGACTTGTAGAGAAAATTGAGCGATGGGAAGAGACAGGTCGCGGGGTACGAAATGTCGCGTTTTTTTTATTTGCGCTTTACCTTATCGGCACCCTTTGGGATTGGTTAACGCAATAAAGCCACCCCGTGCGGCTATCGGAGAAATGCCGTCGGAGGGGTGACGCCGGATGGGAGAGTCCGGCCCGATGTTGCACAGAGAGTCCGCGTAGCAACTCACGCGTCCGACTTACCCTTTCGGCCCGGTCGGCTCGGGGATGAATTAAGTCGTCACGATCTCATTGCACTCGGCGAACGACTCAGGATGCCGTACCGCGAAGTCGCAGTCATGGAACGCGGTCACTCGGATCGCTCCCGTTTGTGAATTCGAATACGGATCGGTGAGCAAATCGATTCCTGACCACTGGCCGATCAGTAGACTCGTCCAATCGCCAAAGACCATCGCTGACAGATTCGAACCGCTACCCTTCGAAAGATTCGATGGCATTGCGTTACTGACAACGAGGGGATAACCGTAGAGGCCCGCATTACCTTCGCCGAGGATGAAGTGGCCTTCGACGCCGGAGGACTGCTTCGCGGTCTGCGAGAGTTTGGATCGCACGGCTGCGTTCGTCACGAAGGCCGGTCGACCCGTCAGAGCGTTGTCGATCTCAACCTCTTTGACGAGGTTAACGATCATCGCCCAAGTCGGCGCACCGCCGTTCGTCCCAAGAGACACAGAGCCAATGCCCGACGTAGCCAACACGCCCGTCGGACGATTGCTGCCCGACCCCGACAGAGCCGCCGAGTCCATCGCCGCTGCGATCGTTGAAGCCAGATCGTTACGGACAAGATTCTCGACATCGAGCGAGGACTGCAGCATCAAGCGTCGGCTGAAATCGACGTAGCCACCTATGGTCTTCGGAGACATCGTGATCTGGTCGAACGCGGGTGCATTGCTACTCTCGGTCGGTGCGGAGTTTTCCGCGACCCAATAGGTATTTGCTGCCGCCGTTTTTCGTGGGATCGCGACGTTGCCCTGCAGTCCGGTCAGGAAAGTCGCACCGACTTCGTTAAGTACCAGTTTGTTTCGCAAG